CGCCACGGCTCAACAAATCAAGAAGCAGTACCAAGTATTGGATAGAGCTGTTATTGCAATGAGGACTCTGATGCGTGACGCATATGATGAGTTAGAAGAGCATTATGTTGATGAGAGCGCTATAATGGCAGCGTTCAGAGCAGAAATGGATTTGTTTGAAGCAATGGATGATACTATTGAAAGTTCGTATCTACCTAAAGTAAAAATGTAATGTCAAAAAAGCATAAAATAAATTAGGACTTACGAAAAATAATTCTTATATTTATATATAATAAAAAGGTATGAAGAAAATGATAAAATTAGCAGGCTTAGCAAAACCATTCTTAAAAGAGGCGGATACAGATTTTGATCAAGCATTTAACATCAAGCAATTAAAAAATATCAAATTCATATTACCTCCATGGGAATCCGTTGATAAGGACTTTGATCAAGGAAAGTATTTTAAGATTGAATTTGATGATAAGAAATTAAACCCAAATGGAAGTATTAAGTTGGATCATGTGCTTCATTATGCGGCTGAAAAACACCCATCTGTAGCAGCTATGACTGTAGATAGAACATCTGATAAAGATTTTGATCATACCATTGTACATATATCCAAAGGAAATTATGCAGGTCTAACTTATATATTAGAGGCATTGGATGACCTATACGGAAAGGCCGGCAAGGCAATGGGTTGGGATTAAAAGAAAAAATTGACAAATAACAAATAAAACTTTTTTTAAACTTTTTTCAGTAATGTCTTGGTACATTGAAAAAAAGTTGTTATATTAAATAATAATTATTAATTTTTAAAAACAAAGGTAAAAATGGCAATTGACTTAGAAGCAATCAAAAGAAAACTTAATCAGTTACAAACAACCGGCAACCGCCAAAACAATCTATGGAAACCTGAACCAGGTAAACAAACAATTAGAATCGTACCATATCAATTTGATAAAGAAAATCCTTTTCAGGAATTGTACTTTCATTATGATCTAGGTAAGAAAAATTATCTGTCACCTATTACATATGGTAAAGCAGATCCAGTAGTCGAATTTTCTGAAAAGCTGAAATCATCAGGTAACTCTGAAGAATGGAAGTTAGGTAAGAAGATGGAACCGAAAATGAGAACTTATGTTCCTGTAGTCGTAAGAGGCAAGGAATCAGAAGGTGTTAAATTTTGGGGATTTGGTAAAACAGTTTATACCGAGCTATTAGGATTTTATGCAGATCCAGATTATGGCGATCTTTCAGATCCAATGAATGGTAGAGATATAGTTGTAGAGTTTACGCCGAGTGAAGGTCCTGGACAATATCCAAAGACAACAATCCGTGTAAAGCCAAATGTAACTCCTGTTACTGAAGACAAGAATGTAGCAGAAAAAATTGCTCAACATCAACCTGATCTAAAGACTATATTCAAAGAACCGACATATGATGATTTGAAAGATGCTTTAGAAAAATGGTTAGAACCAGAAGCAAATGAAGCAGAAGCTGAACAACCAGCAACTGCAACCAACGAAACTAATGCCGATGAAAATACTGATACTACCGTTAACAAAGTAGATGATGTATCCAAAGCATTTGATTCATTATTTAACGAGTAACAAAGGTTATAAAACATGGCAAAATCAAAAAGTGAACAAGCAGACGAGCTCGCAGCTACATTAGCGGATAATCTGAATAAGAAATTTAAAGGTACTGGTTTCAAAGCCGCATACTTTTTAGATAGCGATACAGATGCTCCTAGTGAAGTGAGAGGATGGGTTGGTTCAGGTTCATCAATGTTAGATCTTGCAATATCAAATAGACCCGAAGGAGGTTTTCCGGTAGGGCGTATAACAGAAATCACAGGCCTAGAAGCTTCAGGTAAATCTTTATTAGCAGCTCATGCATTAGCCAATACGCAAAAGAAAGGCGGAATGGCAGTGTATATCGATACAGAGAATGCAGTTAGTAGAGAATTCCTAGAAGCAATTGGATTAGATCTCGAAAAAATGTTATATGTTCCATTGGATACAATTGAGGATATATTTGAAGCAATTGAAAACATAGTTGAATCAATCAGAAAATCCAATAAAGATCGTTTGGTTACGATTGTAGTTGATTCTGTAATGGGTGCATCAACAAAAATTGAAATGGCAAAAGAATTTGATAAAGATGGTTATGCGACATCAAAAGCAATCATTCTATCAAAAGGTATGCGTAAGCTTACCAATATGTTAGGCCGTAACAAAATTTGTTTGATATTTACAAATCAGTTAAGAACTCGATTAGGAGTAGCATTTGGAGATCCGTATACTACCTCAGGTGGTAAAGCAATTCCATTT